AGTTACAACTCTAACTGAGCTTGAAATTTCTGGAGAAGTGTTAGAGGAAGCGGTAAAAGGAACTTGAAGTCCTCGATTAGGACGCAATCCTAATACTGGGATTGGATCGTTACCATCATCACGTGGTTGTTTGCTCATGTCATTTCTCCAATATCATTTTATTAATAACAGCACTCATATGATCAACTAACCAGCTATGCGCTTCAGCGGTGAGATGATTTCCCGCATCTTGTACTGTGGCTTTGCCGAAATTCACAGTAAGAGGCTCTTGTGCTGTAGTGTCATACATAGTATTACCCCATTCAAGAGGGATAAAGTCAACCTCAGTCCATGTTTTGTAATCAAGAAAGGGACTCCAAAAATATGCTGTAGGCATTTGTGCAATCATTTTACGGGCTGCATTTGTATTTAGTTTATAAATATTCGCTACAGAATCATTCCAACTTAACGGGAATGGTTGCCGAGGTCGTCGTATTAGTGCAGATAAGTTAACAATAGCGGGTCCTGTATAGTCACGTGCTTGTTTATGTAGCATATCAAGATTAGCACAACCTCTCACAGCACAATTTTCAATTTCAAATTCTCTGGCTAATACGTGTACCCAAGTGTTTGTAAATCCCTCCACCCGATACGCATCATCACTATATGAGTCTCCAATTATTCTAATCAATCTATATTATATTGTCCAGTTCAATTTTGTGCGCGGGGTGCGTCATCCATCGTTTTCAAACCGAGCGCGAAGCGCTCGCAAATTTTTTTCTCTCTCGACCCATGGCGTTCTCATCTTTTCATGTTCATGGTGTAGTTTCACGAATTCTTTCATCCACATAGAGGAATATAGTGAATCCTTAACATCCACGGGAGGAGAGCAATCCCAATCAAGAGTAGGGTCATCCATATTATCCATTCGATACTCATCCACATCTCCCACTACGTCGCCTTCCTTCTAGATAAGATCTCCCCCATCTTGTTGGACGCGGTGTGCGTAAACCAACGAGGGACTAGCGCGTGTACAGTCACCACTACAACCAGCAATTGCAGCTCCACTGCAATCTTCAAAGCGGAAATCATGTGTTGAACCGGAGTCTCACCAACTGACTCACAGTGTGCTCTACAACGCTTAGAAATCATTCCATTAGGTCCCTCATGAGTTTGTCATAGTTATTAATCTGTACCGCAACCGCTGGACCTTGTGCTTTAGGCTTCAGAGATGTTTCCACCTCTTGTAAGTGCTTCATCCAGTCGAGAAGGTCTTTTTTAGAGTAGATGCCTGTTTCCACAGCCTCTTGTATCTTCTGGTCAATCACTGAATTGATGAGGTTGATGCGCTTTATTCGATTAAGATATCCCTGCGTGGCAAAAACTGAATCAATGTAGTTTTTTACCTCTTTTTTCTCAATCACAGAGGTAACTCGATCCTCGCTAATACCATACTCATCAGCGAGTTCGTCTATGCCCTTCCCGGATAAGTAATCGTTAGCGAGCGCAAGCATAACCGGGTCCAGAGGCGGAGCCTCTAAGCTGCGGTTTAGTGCATCAACAGTGGTTGTTATAGTTTTATTATTTGATTGCATCGTCCACCTCATATAAAATTTGTAAACTTAGATCAGCCATTCCATATGGATGGAATAGCCCCTCATCAGTGCGAAACTCTGTCACACGAGCTTCTTCTACTTGTAAAGCACGGTTATTCTCTGCAAAAGTTTCAACCGCGTCATCCACTGCCATCCCGAACGTTTCTGCACTTCCTAAGGCATCGTCTTCTGAATAAACATACCCGCGAACAAAAATATTCAGCAGCCCTTGCCGAAAATCGGCACCGCGTGTTACGCGTGTTTCAGTTTGCGGGAGAAAAGTAATAGTCGGAAAGTCATTAATATCGTCAAGATATTTGTATGACTTGTGAACATTGTTCACATGCGCTGTGGTATTTGCCGCTAAATGTGTGACTAGTGCGTCTAAGATGTCTGTACGTCTGGCCATATCTCACCTATCATTTTATCAACTGTTTTATCTTTTATATACTTTTGCCAACCGTGGGAATCATCATACTGATAATTATGGTTACACCACCTAATAATATAACGACAAATCTGATAATCGCTAACAATTAAAAAATTATCTTCAAACCATGATCTACACCACTCAAGTGAGGGGATTTGAAAGAGTTCAAACGATTCCCACTCCTCAACACGACAGTTAGGGTGTAGTATGCAATCTCCTGGTAAACACTGATTTCCTTCTACGTCTACTGGAATACGAAAAGGACCAGACTCTTGTTCATATGCAACCGGAGGGTTGCCAGGCCACCAATAGTTTCCAGAATCGTCAGCTTCTCCAAAACTGTTGTATACTAGTGGACCGTACCTAAACTTCTCGCTCATTAACTACTGCTGTCCTTATTAAAGTACTTGTTTACGTCAAAATCTAAACTACCCCCGTAAGCGATAACACATGCCTCTATAGGGTTGTGAAATTCAACAATTGTCCAGCTTTTAGTTATGGGATTAGCAAACATAGTAATAGGAATTTGTCTTTTTTCCCCATCTTCAAATACTATATCGCCAACCCCGCCTACTAAAGCTTCCTCTCCTGCTCCAGTTATCATTTCAAGTAAAGATGCTTTAGATCCACACTGAATAGGTTTTGCTCTAAGTTGTGTTTCGGCAAACGCAATATTTAAGCCTACTAATAAACTAATAGTAAATGTAAAAGCAATCAATAGTTGTATACCAAATTTATCTACTCTTCTAAAATGCTTTTCGGTTTCATAATCTTTCATTTCATTCCCTCTACTGTATATTCGGGTTTATATTCTCCCTCAAGTGTATAATATTTACCATTATACAAGAAACACATCAATGCTGTTAATGTATCATATTCTTTTTGTATCTTACGAAACCAGAGCCAGTAGTGTTTAATGGTATTATTCATGTATCTCTCTAGTTGGCGTTTCATCATAAGTGACTTTTTCTAAACCATACTCAGTCATCTCCATTAATACGCCGTGTTTATAACGTCTTTCACCTATAATTAAATCATAAGGTTCTTTTATAACTAGAGTCATTCCGCATTTACTGCAAAAAGCATAATTACCGAATATACTAGTAATAGAGTAGTTATGACCAAATAAACGACACATAATATTCATGAAAAATACCCTAATAAAAAATTTTGAAAACGAGTGGTAAATACAAATTTTACTTAAGTCTATTGTAGTCTTCCCTTTAAGGGTTGTCAAGAATTAACCCTGTTTTTCGAAATTTCCCAGTTCGAGGCCGTGTAGAGGTGCGCAACGAGGGGGTAAGGTCAATAGTCTGACTAACCGCCCCTATTGCTGGCCCCCGACAGCTAACCCCTTGATATCATTAAGAAATAAAAATGACAACTCATTGATTTCATTGGAAACTTTTTTTACTTTACCTCTTGATTTATGCACTTAAAAGGCTTATATATTATATATAGTTAATTAGGAGGTTGACATGGATTTTGATTTAGCTGCGCTGGAAAAAGAAATGGAAGCGATGACGCAAGAAATGTCAGACGCGGAAATTGCCGCAATGGAAAAAGAAATCACAGACGGTTTCGGTCAATCATTTGACGAAATTTTTGGAGGGACTAAATAATGTTTATCAATTATCGCAAAGCTGCCAAGGTTAAGGCAATTATCTTCGCAGCTCTTTTTGTTTTCGGATCTACTCTGCTGGCTGCGTCAGGCGTTGGCATGACACATTTGCCGCATCAGGAAATTGGATTTTGGATTATGCTAGGCGTTTCTTTCGTTGGCATCCTAACTGTTTTCTGGTCTGCTCTCGGATTTATTTTTGCAATGATGGATTATAAGGAACTGTCATAATGGAACACTTAAAACTCAGCTGGAAACTACACCCAAAGCTAACAACGCTTTGGGCGGCGGTCACTTCCTATCTTTTCTACTTTATGGGTTCGATTTTCTACGGAATAATATAAAACCCACTTCTGCTAACCTTTTCAAAGGGTTAGCAGGCGCAGGCCCCCGCCGCCGTAACTCATTGATTTTATTGACAAATAAAAATGATAACTCATTGAAAACACACAAAACTTTTTTCGCTTTGCCTCTTGATTTTTACCCTAGCAATCACTATATATAATATATAGAAACAATAGATAAGAAAGATAAAACCATGACTACATTTTACACTGCTGGCAAGGTCTGGCACCAAACAAAATTTCAACACCTTCGCGACGATCTTGGCTTCCCTGTTAAGGCTCGTTGGATAGATCTTACTGATGATTGCGATATCGTCCAGAATCACAAGGATCAACTCTGGACACTTTGCTTTGAAGATGTCCGTGATTCTGATTTCGTCTTACTCTATTGCGAAGATGCAAACGAGGAACAGCGCGGCGCGTTGGTCGAACTCGGAATGGCTTATGGCTTTGGCAAATCTGTCTATGCTGTTGGCTCATGCAAAACAATTCAGCCGAATAAAATTTCGGATGTTGCGTTTACTCACTATCCAAAATTCCATTGGTTGCCAACTTCTGATTTGGTTGAAGGCGCAAAGATGGCTTTGCGGATCGAAGAAACTAAAAAGCAAATGATTGCTGATATTGAAAAGGATGCTGCATAATGCCTTATATACCTAAAGATAGACGTCGCGAGATTAACAACGAATTGACTGTTATAGGCGATCAATTCATGCCAC